GCTTTCGGTTAGTCAAGACCAAACATTGTTTCAGCCTATATGCATGGCAACACAACAAGGCGGTGCGGAGATTGCAACAGATTTATGTCCTACGATAACGGCAGCTGCCGGAATGAGTGGTAATAATCAGCCAGTTGTGTGTTTACAAGGTTCGATGATAGGCAGAAAAGACGAAAACGGTCCGCAAGGTGATGGCATTAACATTGACAAATCCTTTACTCTTAACACTATTGATAGACACGCAGTTGCATACGGAATCCAACGTCAATTAAGTGGTGTAGAAGTACAGGAAGAAGTGTCACCTACAATTCTTGCTGCCGCCGGAGAAAGTGGTAATAACAAACCTCTTGTAGCATACGGCATTTGTTCCTACGAAAGCAACAGTATGAAATCAGACAATCCACACAGTGGAATCTATGTTGCAGATAAGGCAAGAACACTCGATTTGAACGGTGGGAATCCGGCTTGTAATCAAGGTGGTATTTGCATTTGCGAACCGATTACAAGCGGTGCGATAGACGTTGAAACAGAAGTGTATGTCAGAAAATATGAGGTCGATTGCAAACGATTGTGTGAGTGTTTAAGAACACATAAAGCTGCATCAAGATTTAACAATAAAGACATTGCGGAACAGTTAAATCTTCCTTTAACAAAGGTTGAACATTGGTTTAGACAAGATTCCAGTTTTGCAATTCCAGATGCTGAAATATGGATGGATTTAAAGAAATTACTTGGCATTGAAACAGATGAATTTGACGAATCAATCACAACGTTTGTTGCACAAGAAGGCAAATATGACATGAGCAATCGGATATATGTTGGCGATGTTGCACCTACACTGACTACACAATCTGCCGATTACAAATACTTAGTGCCTAGTACGGAACCGCTACTGTTTGAAAACCATAGCCAAGACACTAGATACAGAGGACCTTTAGATACGGCACAACCTGTTACGGCAACTTACGGAATGGGTGGCAATAATCAGCCGTTTGTTGTAGAACCGCAAATTATTCCGTTTAGAAAGACTGCACACCCAAGAAATGCCGAAGAACCGCAAGGTTGGGAGCAAACAGAAATAAATGACACTTTAAATGTTTTCGATATTGGAGAATCAAGAACACCGACTTTGGTTACAGAACCTATAACTTATCAAAAAGTAACTGGCCCACTAATGGCAAATTCACACCCTGGAAGTTATACAGGACAAGATGCTTATAATGATATGCTTGTAACCGAAAAGAGGTGTTACACCATTGATGATACCAAGATGGGCAATACTTATGTGTGGGAAGAACAGGCAAATACATTAGCGGCAAGAGATTATAAGGGACCACAGTGTGTCTGCTATGCTATTGACAGAGAAGCGTTCAGCATGGGAGTTAATTTCGATAGGGAATTAGGCATTAGAGAGAATGGTATGACACAGACACTCGTTGCTTCCGGCCCTAGTGCAGTATGCTACGCACTTGACCGAGCATCATTCAACCAAGGTGAAAATGCACAGTATGATTTTCAAATAACAGACGATGAAGTAATGCACACTTTAGTTGCTAGAGGTCCAGGGGCAATATGTTACAAACCAGAAATCAGATACATAGTCCGTAGATTAACACCAACCGAATGTGCTAGATTACAAGGTATGCCGGATTTGTGGTGTCTGTTATCACAGATTGATGATATGTCTGATGAAGATTATGAGTTTTGGAAAGAAGCTCATAAAGTCAATGCTGAAATCAACGGCAAGACATACCGTGAGAAAACCAAAGAACAGATGATTAAATGGTACAACGGCTTACAGGCAGATTCATCGGAGTATAAGGCATACGGAAACGGCATGGCACTTCCTTGTGTTAGAGTTCCGATTCATGGCATTGCCAAACATGGAGCCAAAACAATGGCTAGTTTATTTGATGGTATTGGTGGTTTCCCGTTAGCCGGATTGCTTGATGGAATACAGACATTATGGACTAGCGAGATTGAATTATTCCCTATAGCCGTAACACTGGAACGGTTCAGAGAGTACGAAAAATATGGATATTTCACTTTTGGAAAGGAGTAAACAATGGACGAGAATGTAATTGAATTTATTCGTGATGAAGAAATAGCAACCGTGACATTCACCCAGGGAAGATACAAAACACAGATTAAGAAACTTGCTGCCAAGTACCCGGAAGAATGCCAGATTATCGCAGAAAACGTAGACGGAAGTTTATGCGCCCATGTACCTACATCGTGGATCTCCGTAAGACCACCAAAGAAATTAAATTTGACAGATGAAGAAAGAGCGTTACGTGGCGAGTTGTTGAGAGCAAATAGAAATGCATAAATTTTTTTACAAAAGAAAAACGGTTTAACCGTTGCAAAATTCAAAACATTGTGTTACAATGGGTGATGTAGTCGAGTATGACGGTGCTTGATTATATCAAAACTCTATACTATGACTACAGAAAATGAGCAATTTCTTAGCAAGCCGTCACTTGTTAGGAAGTTGCTTTTTTGTTGCAATTAAACAACGGTTTAGCCGTTTTAAGATAAAGGAGAGAAGCAATGGCAGAGAAACGGTACTATTGGTTGAAATTAGGGGAGGGGTTCTTCAAAGATAAACCAATAAAGAAACTTAGAAAACTTGCCGGGGGTGATACATATACCGTAATCTTTCTAAAAATGCTTATAAAGGCATTAGAAACAAACGGATATTTGTATTATGACGGTGTGGAAGATGATTTTGCGTCAGAGGTGGCACTTGAGATTGACGAGGACGAAGAAAACGTAAAAGTAACAGTCAATTTTCTTATGAGTGTAGGATATTTGATACCGTGCGAAGATGATAGTTTCAAATTGCCACATTGCGATACCATGACCGGGAGCGAAACTTCAAGTGCTGCAAGGGTTAGAAAGCATCGAAACGGGCAAAAAGCGTTACATTGTAACAGCGTTGTAACAGAATGTAACACAGATATAGAGAAAGATATAGATATAGAGTTAGATTTAGAGAAAGATAAAGAGTTAGAGAAAAAAAAGAAAGGTACTAAAGTACCTAAAGAAAAACCGTCCGATGTTGAAGTCATTACCAAAAACACGGTTCCTCCACCTATTGAATCGGTAGAACAGTATTGCCGGGAACGAAATAACGGTATCAATGCAGAGCATTTTTGTGATTACTATGCTGCTAGAGGTTGGAAGCTGAACAATGGCAAGAAAATGGTTGACTGGCAAGCGGCAGTTAGAACGTGGGAGGGTAACAACAAAAAACGGCAGACCGAAAAACCACAGAGTAAGAGTATTGATTGGGATAACGTATAAGGAGGGGCCATGAACAGAGACGAAGCAAAGCGGATCATTCAGATTATGGTTGCTACATATCCGAACTACAAGCCGAATGATTTGTCTGACACGGTGGACGTTTGGCACATGATGTTAGAGAAATACCGTTATCCAGAGATAGCGGCTGCATTAAAAGCCTACATTAGCACTGACACAAGCGGATTTGCACCGAGCGTAGGACAGGTGATTGATAAATTGCACACGTTGAAAACCACGGCACAGGGTAACGAACTAACCGAAGCGGAAGCGTGGAGCATGGTGTATAAGGCAATCTGCAAAGCTAACTATTACGCAGAAGAAGAATTTGCGAAACTGCCACCGATGGTTCAGAAAGCAGTCGGAAGTCCGGCGCAGCTTAGAATGTGGGCGAATGATGCAGAATTTAATGTCGGTGTAGCGAGTAGCAATTTTAATCGTGTATATCGGAATTGTGTTGAGAGAGAAAAGGAATTTGCCAAACTGCCGACAGAAGTTAGGGCGTGTTTGGGTGTAAACAATGACAGTATCAAGGAATTGGAGGACAAAAACAATGGATAAAGAGTTAGTAGTAGGAATTGTTCAAGAAACAATTTTAGAGTTGGAAAAGCAAGGCAAAATCAGAAAACCGAATGAGAAGTCGGCATATCAGAAAACCGAAGCTATTCTTTACAATTTGGGTAGTGTGTATAAGGCCGTGGACTTTCATAATCGCATGATTGATGAACTTATCGAATACGGCGCACCGAAACGCAGTAAATCAATTACGACTTTTAATTCCCAGGGTGGTTATATCGAAAAGAAAACCGAACAGGAAATCGCAGAGGAAAAAGCAAGAGAAGAAGCTATTACAGTACATCGAACACAGCTTTTACTCACGATAATTGAAGCTGCTATCCAGGAGATCCGAGACGATTGGAGAGAGGCATTAGAAATGTATTACATTGACGGAATGGATTTACAGTCGATTGCCGAAGAAGTCGGAGTTGAGGTTGCCACAATATCGAAACGTAAGAAAAAGGCCACAACGGAATTGAGTATAATCTTATTCCCGGACACTAATTTAAAAGACGGATTGTATCAATAATCATTTATAGACAAGGAGTAATGAGGTTTGTGCGCACAGAAAAGATATCTTTACTCTAAGTGAAAAAATGACATATAAAGAAAAACGATTATACAGAGAAAAAATCGGCGTCTGCACGAAATGCGGCGGTGAACTTGACACGGACGGTAAGACCTGTTCGAAGTGTCGGGAACTTATGAAGCGAAAGAATAAAGAATACAGAGATTACTATTTGTCACATGGCATATGCCCATATTGCGGTGCAGAGAAATTGTTCGGAACAGAACGGTCCTGTCCTGAGTGTCGAGCAAAAAGAGTAAACTCGATGGAGAAGTCACGAAAAAGGCAGTGGGATAGGGTGTTGGAACAAACTGCATCTTCGCATCGAAAGAAGTACCATGAAAGAAAAGAACAGGGATTGTGCGTAAGGTGTGGCAAGCGTCAATTCGAAAGTGGCAGAACAGTATGTATGATTTGCCTTAACAAAAAACGCAAATACGACCAAGAGAGCCGGGAAAGAAAAGGAATAATTATTCCAAGAAACGAAAGGGTGGCAAATGGACTTTGTTACACTTGCGGAAAGCCGTTGAATCGTGACGGAAGAATTTGTGTAAGCTGCGCTGACAAAATGACAAGGAATTTGCCGGAAGAACGAGGCGGTAACGTGTATTGGAGCCAACAAAATAAATTGATTGCATACAAATAGGAGACAGATATGAATTGCTCACGATGTAGCGGTAAAACAAAAGTCATGGATTCTGTAGTGGCAGAAAACAGAGTGATCCGTAGAAGAAAATGTATGGCTTGTGATTATTTATTTCACACAGAAGAAACCATTGGTAATAATTATGAGTTGTGTGGAATATTGAAAGAAATTAAAGATAGCAAGTATAAAAGAAAACCAAATATTAAGGCTTATTAAACGAATGATGGGGAGGAAAAGGCATGACACCATTTTGGGCATTTATTATAGGAGCGTTTTTTAGTGGTACTGTGCTGGCGATAGTATTTGGTGCATTGCATTTAGAAGCGGAGGAAAAAGCGTATCAAAAAGGTTATTCTGACGGATTGCGAAAGGGGTGCAGCAATGCTGAAACTGAATTTGAACAGTAGTGTAAAAGTCAAATTAACAGACTACGGCAAAGATATTTACTATCACCAGTATGACGAAATCAATAATAAGTACGGAAGAACGATATGCAAGCCTACCTTCCCAAAAGTTGATGCAGAAGGCTTTACAAAATTTCAACTTCATACCTTTATAAATCTCTACGGAGAGTATTTGATTATTGGTGGAAAAGCCGTAACAAAGGACATCAATATTTATATCAATGAGAGTGATTTACAGGAGGTGCGGTGTGATTAAAGCAATCCTTGAAAAATACAAAGACCATATCCCAGTAGTGGCAATGGCAGAACTTTTAGCGGTTATTGAGCAAGAGTGCGAGTGGAAACCGCATGGGCAGTATGGTTGGATAATTACTCCACCGCATGAGAATGGTTCAGCTAGAAATCGTGATGATTTGAAAAACAGACCGTGTTGTGCGGTGTGTGGAAGGAGGATAAAGGTAAATGAAACAGATATTTGATTGGTTGAGAGAGCAGATAGTGAACCGCAAAGCAAAAAATGATTTCCTCGAAGATAGAGTTTGGAATCATGCAATGAGAGTGTGTATCGAAATTGTAGACGAAGCCGAAGCCAAGTGGGAAGCGGAAAACACATATCGTTGTAACGGAAATTACAATGACAATTACAAGAATGCTCTTAAAGTTTGCCCGCATTGCGGAAAGCCTATAAAGATAAGTGAGGTGGAGTGATGGAAAGAGCAATAACGTGGTTGATTGTATTTATAACTTTATGGTTACTTGTAGGCTTGATTGCAATAACTCCATCTATTATCAGTATGGTAAAAGATTGCGTTATAGAATATGACGAACTGAAAGCGGAACTGAAAAAGCGCAAGAAAGGCAAGGTGGAGTGATGCGGTTAGTTGATGCAGACGAGTTAAAGAAAAGCGGTTATAGATTGGTTCATATCGACAATCTGAATCCGAAAATTGAGAGAAGAAGTTGGGTTACTGTTCCTACAGTTTCAGAAGCAGAAGTGATAGCCGAACAGTTGGAAAATTACAGAGCAGAATTTGATTGTAAAGTTTGCAAGTACGGCAAAACAGAACCACAAGTATGTACTAAGGATTGTACAGATGCACTTGTAGATGGATTGTTAGAGATTGTCAGAAAAGGTGGTGTGGAGTAGATGGCAGAGTTAATTCGTAAGGATAAATTGATAAGTTGGTCGTATAGAGAACCAACATACTACGATAGCATAAATGACAGAACCGACATGAGAGATTTCATCAACGAACTTCCAACCACAACCGAAGCAGAGATAAGGGCAATGGCTAAACGAGAGTTGGCAAGTGAAATCATGGAATTTGTAAACTCAAACAATCGTGGAAGCGCAGATTATTTTATCGTGGATAAGATAGAAGAACTTTGCATGGAGCAATTAAAGGAGCGTGAGTAAATGATTAGTGCAGAAACATATAATGCCGACTACGAAAAAGCGGTTAAGTTTGGCTATAACAAGGGAATTGATGAATTTGCGGAGAAGTTGAAAGCGGAATTATTAGATGCAAAAAGGGTTCTTTCTGAGCGTAGAGAAATGCACGAAATAGAAAGCGAAATGGCTAAAATGTGCAGTTATAATATCGGTGTTTTAAATGCTGTGTATAGAATGGTTGACGAAATTGCAGAGCAGTTAAAGGAGGAATGAGGAATGTGGCTATTAGTTGGAATTTTTTCTACTATCCTTTCATTTGTAATATTCTTTTCTTTTGCAAATATTGAATTTACCTTTAAAGACAAAGTGAAATTTGGGTGTTTGTTCCTTCTGTTTTTGATGCTGGTAGTTTTTTGTGTATGGATTATGTTTGGATAGCGAGGTGTGATTATGACGGAAGCGGAAGCAATAGGGACATTAGAAAGTGCTAAGAAGTGTTGCTATGGGGATAAGGCAGAAGTGTTTGAAGAAGCATTTGATATGGCAATCAAAGCACTGGAAGAAGTCCAGCGGTACAGAGCAATTGGAACGGTGGAAGGATTTGAACGAGCAATTCAATCATCTATTGAGAATTATAACTTGTACAGAGAGTACAAGGCAAAAGTGCAAGAAGTCGCAAAGGAATATGGTAAGGACACAAATGTCCGTAGCAAAGAATACGAAGATGGATATGCAGATGGTTGGTGTGATTGTTCGAAGATAAGTCAAATAAACGCACCATATCAGAAGGGAGAGTAAAAATGTTCTTAATTTGGTTAGTTAGAAACGCAGTAATTATCTTTTGGATAATGGATATTTTAAACTTTCCTTTTATGGAAATGTTCGACACTACATATCCGCTTAATGAATTATTTTGGTTGTTAGTATTTTTGGTGTGTGGTGGTACGAGCATCAAAGTGACCAAGGGAGAGTAAAGCATGAGCAGATTGACGAAAAGAATAAATAATGAAACAGTGGTTTACACATTGGGAAAATATGAAGATACCACAGCAGGAGAAATGGAATCTTCTGATACAAGAACAGTTTTAAGAGCATTGGCAAAATATGAGGATTTAGAAGAACAGTGTGTGAAAGATAATATGTTCGGCTTGCATGAATTGTGTGAGAAATGGAAAGCATTCTATGAGGATATTGTGGAACTGTTGGACTATCGCAAGAAGCAGGAACAAGGGTTGCTTTTGGAACTGAAAGTCCCACTAGGTACAAGAATTTGGTGGTTAGAAGAAGATTTTCACGATGGTACTGTTGAAATTTCAACTGGATTTTATGATTTGAAGTGGCTTCACTTCCACAAGGACGAGGACTTTTATCTCACACGTTCAAAAGCAGAAGAAGCACTGGCAAAGATGGGAGAGTAAAGCATGATAAAGAAATTCCTAGAAGAACATACACACTTGAAATTGGCAATACAGCACTTGGGAATACATGGTGGTGGATTTATGATTCAAGTATATAACACAACATGGGATTCTGGCTATGAGCCAATACATGAGCATTTTATTTCAGATTTTGAAATTGAGCATCTAAGAGTGGATTTTGAAACTGCAATTATGATACCTATCGTTAATTGGTGGAAGGAAATCGAAAAAGAGCGTAGAGAAAGCACTGGCAAAGATGGGAGGTAAGGTATGAAGCTGTGGTTGTATAAAAAATTGCATCTGAATGATGATTATTCCGTAAGAGCAACAAAGCATGATGATATTCGGAAAAATATTCACACATACGGCACACCGTGGTTTTTTAAAGCGGTTGTGAAATATATTCGATTTCATTTTAAATATCCAAACTGTACGATTGTTTTTACGCATCATAAGTACAGATAGATGGGAGGTAAGTGATGGTTGAAATTATCAAGTGTATTTTTTTGTTTCTTACAATAGTTTATGGATTCAGCAATACAGTCAAGGTGTTCCGTAAATTGGAGATAAATGATTTTCAGATTTTGCTTATGGGAATTGGCATTGTTGGATTTATCTATTTGCAGTGGTGGAGGTAAGTAATGAAAATACTATTATGTATAGCTATTATAATTAACGCTGGATTCTTTTGGATGTGCCTGTTTAGCATCGTTGATAGTTTGCAAAAAATCGCAAAAACGTTAGAGAAAATGGAAACATGGGAAAGGTTGGGTAAGTGATGAACGCAATGATTGAACGCAGAAAGGGCGAAGATTTTGTGAGAGATAATATTACACCAAAGAGTCAAGCGGATAGGATTAGGGCAATGAGTGATGAAGAACTGGCAGAGTGGATAAACAATATAACTGATTGTTGCTATGGAAATTATTGTGAAGGTTGCCCTTTTAATGGGAATGGGTGTAGTAAAGAGAAACTTATTGATTGGTTGAAATCAGAAGCAAAGGAGTGAGGATATGAAACGAGTAACTTTTGATTATTTGTTCAGCTTGAATCGGTGGCTTTTATTGCCAGCAATATTAGTGGTAAATTTCGAAAATTGCATTGATGTGTCGTTTGGATTTCTCTGCTTTTCTTGTTGGATTTCATTTGGCAAAAAACGATACTACGAAAAGAAAGAGGTAAGGAATGAAAATAGTAGAAGTAAATCCAAACATTAAAATACTGGTGGAGCAGAACAATGGTTACTGCCCATGTACAGTAGTAAAGAATGAGGATACTAAGTGTATGTGCAAGGAATTTAAGGAACAGAAAAGTGGTTTATGTCACTGCGGAAGATTTGAGAAGGTGGTGGAATAATGAAGAAACTTTTATGTTACATCAAAGCAATTCCGCTATGGTTACGCACTGGATTGTTCGTACCGCATTTATACGAAGCTACGACAGAGGATGCTATTGTAATTGCTTCTGTAGACGGTTTCCGGGTATCGGACAATTACAACCACGCTAACGATGAAGTGGTATTCAAAAATGCCGTAGTAGAACGCTGCAAGTGCGTGTTCTGTGGGCATGAAACATTGGCATGGTATGCAAGTAGGGAGGATTTAAAAAATGAATATTGATATTTTATTAGACAAAGGGGCGAAGATGCCTAGTAAGGCGCACGATACAGACGGAGGATTTGATTTATACACACCTTTTGAGTTTACATTACCCGCAAATGGTTCAGCAATCGTTGAAACCGGGGTACATATGATTATCCCTAGAGGTTGGGGCGGCTTAGTGGTAAGCAAGTCTGGACTTAATACAAGGCACAATATTGAATCAACAGGGTATGTGGACGGTTTGTACACTGGCAGCATTACAATTAAATTACAGAGCCATATGGACCGTGATTATCATTTCAACAAAGGTGAGAAGATTTCGCAGATCATTATCCTACCAGTGCCGGAAGTAACATTGAACATGATTGATGCATTACCGAAAACAGAGCGTGGGGCAAATGGCTTTGGTTCAAGCGGCAAGTTTTAAAGAGTAATTATTCGCTAACGTGGCAGAGTTGGTAAATGCACCGATGTTGAATATCGGCAGTCGGAAACGGCCTGTAGGTTCGAGTCCTACCGTTAGCGTTCCAAAATTAGCATAGGGATTTTGGTTGTAACTAAAAAACAGCAAATAAGAAAGCAAAACTACTCTCTTAAAATGCGATTTTTTGTCAACGAACAATTTTGCCTATATCCTATGCAGTCCATCGTGAACTAATCACGTTATCAAATCAGCGTAGGGGTTTGAGTTATTCCATAGAAAATTAAAAGAAAGTATGGAAGTACATTTTGCACATATCCTATGCACTCCATCGTGTAGTGAACACGAAGCTGTGTACCCGGAAGTCGCAGCGAGAAAAAGAATCCAGGAGCATATCTTGGGTTCTTTTTTTGTTCAGAAAAAATGTCGAATGAAATCAACGAAAAACCAAAGAAAATTTCGCATTTGGATATTTACAAATCACTTATTTTGAGTTATTTTAAGGGTAGTTGGAGAAAAATGGAAAATGAATAAAAAAATCTGCTTGACAGGGTTTACATAATATGGTATATTTTGATTTGTGAAGATTGTACGGACAAAGAAAGCGTGAAAACTTCATTGAGGACAAACCGCAAGAAAGGAGGACTATATGCCACTAAAAAAGGGACAGAAACTTACTGAAAATCCTAAAGATGTTCGATACGAACTTAGATTAACACGGCAAGAAGCAGATGATTTAAAATTCTGCGCTGACAAATTAGGAATATGCCGTTCGGAACTGATAAATAGGGGAGTTCGGTTGTTGAAAGAAGAAATTGAAATGAAAAAGGGATAACCACCTACCGACCAAAGTACTGATTATCCCTGACAACACCCACAAAGGAGTGCTATTTACACCCTTAGAATAGCACAAACCTTGTGAAAAAGCAAACATTTTTTGTATGGAGGGAAATGCTATGGAATTAAAAGATAAGATTATGATTGAACAGAGAACACTGTTTGCAGTAACCGAAGCTATTCTGACGGGAAATCACGATGTAAGCGAATATGAATATGCGCTCTACGGTATTTGTGAGAGATTAAAAGAAATTGCAAAGGAAATCAAAATTGCATAGGCACACAAGGAAACCCACTAGCAAATCAAGTTAGTGGGTTTTTGTGGCAAATCGCATTGACACTATCAGAAATTCGACATATAATTTGTAGTACAACAAATCGTATTTCGGAGGGGTGGAAATGGATTTCAAAAGTGTAGCAGTAGGTGGCAGAATGATAAGCGGTATTGACGGAATTATCCAGGGCGATACTGTGACAATGACATTGACGGACGAAGAATTAGTCATAACAAATGGCATTATAACACGTTGTATCAAACATGAGGACGTATTGGGAGCAAAAACCATAGACGATGTTAATGTTCAGCAGCAGTATGTTTCCAGTATCGGTGGTGCGGTTCTCGGTGGCGCATTATTTGGAGTAGCCGGAGCAGCAGTGGGCGGTAGAGCAAAGAAAAAGGAAATTAAGTCAGTAGATACATGGTTAATTATCACATATAAAGAGGACGAGCAACCGAAGAATATCGCAGTTTTGACAACGGATCTACTGTATTTCCATATAATCAATAAATACACTAAGCCAGTACAGAAAACAACTACTATTACGCTTCAACCAAAGAAAAAGAAAACCGGGTGGTTAATAGTATTTATTTGCATTTTGTTTCTGTATGGGATTCTTGCGATAATAGCACAGGGTACGAACAAACAGAACAACACAGAGCAAACAATAGAATCAACTGTAGATGAAACAAAGTAAGGCAAATCGCCTTTTTGAAAGCAAATCATATTGACAAAACGGCAGTTTTCTTGTAAACTAATGTTAGTCGAATAACAGGAGTGTGAGAAAATGGCAAGCAGAACAGAATATACAACAGAATATATCAAAAATAACCTTGAAAGAATGGAGATCCGATTCCAGGCAAGCGATAAAATGACAGAAAAGATAGACGAACATTGTTTAAAGCATGGATATGTCAATACAAGCGGCCGCTATCCGGGCAAATCGAATAGAACAGAGTTTATCAAAAAAGCCATTGAAACGCAAATCGCTATTGATAACGGTACCATAAAGGTAATTTCAGAGTAGGTGTAAAAAACCTACTCTTATTTTTTAAAAAAAAGTTTCAAAAAAGTATTGACAGTATTAGTCGACTATGATAATATGTAGACAGTAACACAAAACCCTATATATTGAGGCCTACCAAAAAGCCGGAAACGGTAGCGGGTAATAAGTGGATATAAATATATAGGTAAAGCGTAGCGGATCGGCGAGAAGTAACGGCCACTCATTAAACGAACTGCGCTATAAATACTAATTGAGTTAAAGAACATTTCAGTATGAAAGAACTGTGAGACTTTCCGGCAAGAGGTAATGTCGTTACTGATTACCCGTTGAGTGAATAGCCGATAAGCACTCTTACAATGATTACGGCCTAGTGACTACTACTTATAGTAGGAAAGTATAATATGACCTTCTAACTATTGGCACGTTAGACAGTCGGGTATTATATGAAAAAGTGTTACCGGGGATAGAAAGCGGCATTAAAGCACGATGTAAGACCGCAACCATTATAGTCAGCCATCGAAGAATCTAGGGAGAGCAAACAAGTAACTATTAACAATCTAAGGAAGGTATAAAAGCCGCATATTTTATACTGGAATTACCGCCACGGGTAAAGTGGGGCGCAAGGGGCAGCCAAAAAGTCCATCATAGAAAACTCATTGCAAGCGTGAACGGATGCGGACAAGTAACGGTTGTAATGGGTGGACTATGTAAATTTCCAGGTGGGAGTGTAAAAACTTCCACCTTTTTTTATTTCCTGGCAAATCGTTTTTAGGCAAATCACTTTTTGAAAAGCAAATCACTTTTCGGCAAATCGTTTTTCACGCTAGCAAGCATGGACCAGGCACAGAAAGAGGACGCTTTCACACGGTAAAATATGATAGTATTGACGTATAAATGCAAGGGCGGCAAGGTGTCGGATCTATGGACCTATACGAAAGGACCAGGCACACGGGGACCAGGACACGGGAACGGAAAAAGCAAACTTTTTTGCTTTATATAGGAAGAAACATAAAAACACGAAAAAAATGTAAATTTCTACTTGACTTTATTAGTCGACTAACATATAATAAGACCATAACAAGCAACCAAAAAACAAAAAAGTCGGTCCCACGCTACCAACGAAAGAACCGACTACCCCACCAAAAAAATGAAATGAATAGAAAGGAAAGGGGCGTTTCTATTATAACAGAAACGCTAGGTAAAAACAAGATGGAAAAGAATTTAGAACAGATTAAAAAGGAATTGCAGAACAGCATCGAAGAATGCAATGCAAAAATTGCGGCATGGGAAAATGTAAAGAGAGTTACAAAAAAAGACGGATCTGATTTCAGCACACTTTCTAAAAATTTCGAAAATGCAAAAATTGTTACTGCTGATTATTCTATTAGAAACGAAAAACAAATTCGTGTTTCTGGTTGGACTGAAAACAGAAAGTTTGTTGATGATTATTTTTCTATTGTTCCTTGTGTTAAAAATGTAAAATTTGAAGTTGCACCGGATAGACAGATAAAAGAAAGTTTTTTAGAACCGTATTTTTATATGACTGTCGAGGAAATAGTGGAAGCTATCGAAAACAGGATTGCAATGTGGAAAGAATATGTAGAAAGCTACGAAGAACAGTTGCGAATTGCAGACCATTTTTATATTTTAATTGAAAACGAGTTAGAAAAAATAAGTGAGATTCTGGATGCAGTGTCAGACAAAAGAAACAGTAAAAATCTTTCCTTACGTTATGCGTTAGAACATAAAGTAAAAGAACATTATTTTAGATAATCGGAGGATAAAATGCCAAACTATTATATAATTTATAACGATTATTTCGGTTTTTGTGTTGTAGAAGAAATTAACGGCAACGGAAAAATTGTTTTCACTGGTAGCATTGAAGAAGTGAATGCTAAATGCATCGAATTAAATTCTAGTAAATAAGGGGGTAAACAATGCATAAAACAGTTATAGTTGTAAAAGAAAATAAAACAGGGGCGGCGGCTGCCGTTCCTGGCGTAGTATATCAACCAAAAACAAACTTTAATAAAATCGGTGTAAAATGGTACGAGGATAAAAAGAAAGGTGATAAAAAATGAAATATTATAACGTGGAAGTATCGGCATATGATGCAGTAAATTTGAAAGAATTTTTACATAGCAACAAGATTTATTATGAGGCATCGGCGGCCGATAAACTTATACATTTTGAAATTTTAGCTTCACAGGAACAGGCAAGCATGATAAACTCTTTTTTAGATACTTTATAGTGGGGGT